GTGAACAAGATCAGTCTTTCGAATCGGGGGATTCTCCGGACAGTCGCTGTTGTGGGGGCGGCGCTGTCACTGGTCGCGAGTGCCGGGGCGGCGGCAGGCGCGGACACCGGCAGCGGTGAGACCGGTAGCGGGGTGATCGACACGGGCAGTGGGATTCTGGGGGATCTGCTCGACACCGGCAGCGGCATCCTCGGTGGTAGTTCGAGCGGTGGGTCGTCCGAGAGCGTGCAGCCGTGCAACCGCTCGACCAAGTCCGGTGGGGCCGGCGTCACCAACACCACGCATCAGCTCGGTGTCACCGGCCCGACGTCGTTCGTCCTCACCTACGAAACCCTCAACATTCCCGACCGCATTCAGGTCTTCTACGAGGGCGGACAAGTGCTCGACACCGGCTACGTCGGCGACAACGCCAACCAGGGCACCGGATCTCGGGTCGTCTCGTTGCCGTCGGGATCGTCCTCGACAGTAAGCGTTCGGGTGACGGGACCGAATGACACCCAGTGGGAGTACACGGTCAACTGCCCGTCGTAGTGACCCGCCCATCCGGGGCTGAGTTTTCGCAGGGGCCGCATACTCGAAACGCTATGCGGCCCTGAGCGAACAGCTATCCGGTAGGCAACTGGCAGCGAATCTTCCAGTTAGCGCAGGGTGCGCAGCAGAAATCGCGAATTCAGGTGCGGCGCAATCGGTTAAGTCTCCTGTGCTGTTACAAGTTTTCAAGGTGATATCAATCATGGACTAAGCCGAGCAGTAGCTGGGTATACAGCAAGGTTCGGCACAAGCGTGGAGATGTGCCTATGTCCCTTCGCTTCGAGGATCTCCCAGCAGTTCGTGCGATTGATCGAATGTCCAGCGGTAATGATCTTGTTCGAGTTCGTGTCAGTGGTCCCGAACGACGGTCTTCGAGCAATCGATCTGAGATCCCCGAAACGAGTCCCGCCACCTCACGCGCATCGGGCAACCATGTGGCAATCGTTCCGCGAATGCCCCGAATGTCGCGGGCTAGGGCAGCCGCCACCGACCGTGTTAGAAATTTTCAGTCGGCAACAAAGTCGACAATCATGGTTAATACCAAGGGGTTTCACTTCATGAAGAAGATTCGCACGCTCAGCTTCGGCATCGTCATCGCCGCCGGGATGGCCATGTTCGGCACGGGCATCGCCACCGCGGACGAGGTCCCCCCGGCTGCCACCGACCCCGCCACGGGCGATGAGGCCACCACCGGTTCCGCCGACAGCCTGGCCGCGATCTTGAAAGCGCTGACCACCGGTTCGGCAGCGGCGGAGGACCCGGCGGACACCGACCCCGGCACCGGTACGGGCACCGAGGTCGCCGACGAGACCGACCCCGGCACCGGTGGCACGGGTGACGAGGCCTCGACCGGTTCGGCCGACAGCCTGGCCGCGATCCTGAAGGCGCTGACCACCGGTTCGGCAGCCGAGGAGGAAGTGGTGGAAACCCCGCCGGCTTCCTGACACATTGCCCGAACGACGAATGCCCCGCGAGAGCGGGGCATTCGTCGTTGTACTCAACTGTGTCTGGCCGCCCGGAGCCCGTTGACATAAGCGGCGACAATCCGCAGATCACCTTCGGACAAACCGGAGAGGTCGACGATTCCCTCGGTGGATTGTGGTCGGCTCTGCTCCGTCTCGATCGGGTCAAGCCCGGCCTGCGTGAGCAGTGGCTCCGCGTCGAGGCCGACCGCTGCCGCCATGGCCTGCAAGGTCTCGGCGGTGGTGCTGGCGGGGACCTTCTGGCCGCGCTTGTACTGGGTCCCGTTCTCGACCTGCGTCCACAGGCTCGTACTGATCCGTGCTGCTTTCGCGGCTCGGTCCATCGACATCTCGCGCTCCTTGCGAGCAAGCCGCAGGGTGGCGCTGACCTCGGCGGGGACCACCGCGCTCCGTTGTCTCACCATACATCGAGGGTAGCAGATTGTTTGCACTGATGCATGAACTGCATGTAGTCATCGGCTGCGAATTTGCGAATCCGAATCCCTCACTCGCTGTTCGTGGTAACAGCGATTAGCGAGTTTGTTTGTGTTGGACAGTGACTGGGTACAGCACTCTGCCCACTCGGCTTGACAGACGCGGTGCAACAACGTTGCATACAACGAGTGTCCGATTGTGGGTCCCAGTAGGAGCCATCGCTGGACACCGTCCCGGGCGCGCCACTCATTTCGGCCGCGTAGCAGGGTACGACCGGGGGCTCCGGCCCGCTATCGACCGAAGGAGCAAGTACATGGGCCCATACGATGCCGTGACGGCGTCGAACCGCATGCGTGAGGATTCGTGCGGCGTGACCCCACTGGACAGGTGGGCCGATGACAACCACCTGTACCTGGATCGAGAAGCTGCGCGGGATCTCGCCCGGATGCTCGGTGACATCCCTGACCTGGCCGAGGATCTATCGGACGCGCGCACCCGCCAGACCCGTTTCGGCGCCGTGGACTATCGCACGCGCAATGGCTCACGGGAGCAACGGCTTCCGTTCAATCCGGCCGCCGCTCGCGCGGCGGACCAGTTGCAGTCGGTCTTGGTGGCCTGGGTTCGGTTGGTCTGCGAACAACGTGGCATCGACTACGCCGGGCCCGCGACGATCGGCGGCATGGCGGAGTGGTTGCAGCGCAACATCATCGCGCTGGCGATGACGGAAGGTGTGGAGAGCGCGCCCTCCGAGTTCGCCGCGGCGATCGAGGCCGCGGAAGCGGTGGTGTGTCCGCCGGTCGACCTCGCCCCCGCTGACGCCGCCCTGGTCCTGCGCGCCAGAGCGGTTCGCCTCCATGCGGCCGCGATCGGCAAGCTCGCCGAGGAGTTGGGTGACGGTTTCCGTAACCTCACCGCTCGGCGGGTTCGTACGCTGCGCAAGGCCGGTCTGATCAGCCCGGTCCCGGGGCCCTGGTCGCCGGACTGGCCGGAGCTTTTCATCGTGGGTGAGGTTTTGGATGCGCACCGCGCCCTTCCGGCGCGGCAACGGGCGAAAGATGCATAGCGAAGAGAGTGACCCAGCGGGGCGTCGGCAGATTGTTGCCGGCGCCCCGCTGGCGTTCTGGGGTCCCGTTCGCTTGATTTCGGTGCCCAAAGCGCTTAGGCCGCAGGTTGTTCGGGATGATTTGTCCGTTGCCCTGAAACGGAATACCCCCGCCTACCAGGCATTCAGCGCGATCTGAAAGCGAGTGTTGACAAGTTGCGGACGATGACGCAAACTAGTGCCAGCGGGATTCGTCGTGCCCAAAAGTAGTTCAGCACACGACGATTCGATGTCAGCGAGCGCTGACCCCGCAGATCCTGACCGGGATCTCAGTTCGCGTCAACGCTAGAATGGGCGCGTGCTCTCGACCGAGAGTCTCGACATTTCGGCTGCTGGGTGAGGTTCTACTTGTGTCAGGTGCATTCGGTGCATTTACTCCCGACGATTCCGGTAAGCCGACCGGTGAGAAACACACACGCGAAGGCCGCCGGCACCTCGATCGAGTAGATGACTCGATACCAGGTAGAAGGAACCGTGTCGGTCATGTCGATCTCGCCGACATCTGCGTAGAAGACCTCCAAGTCGTCGCCGGCGCGGTGGATCGTTGGCGCTCGCTCAGGGCGCCGACCACGGTGACGCGTACCACCTCTCGGTGACCTGACACACCGCATCTGACACCGTCTCCGGTGGTGATGATGTGACGGGTTGTGGTCAGTTCCGAGTTGTGAGAGTTGTGTGTTGCCATGGGTGATGAAGGTGAGTCGGATGGCTCGATGCCGGACCGACAAGATATCGCGGTGCAGCGTAATGGGTTCAACGCTCAAGAATCCGCGTTCAACCAGGGAATCCGGGTTGATTCGGCCGTGGTGTTCGACTTCGTGTCGTATTGGTCGGTAGCCGACCGCGCTGTCCTCATCCAGGCCGACCTGTCCGGTCATGTACGGAACGAGGTCATCGCCCACGCGGTCGCGCACATCGAGATGGCCGAATCCCGTGAACTGGCGGCAGCACTCGACGGTGAGCGCTGGCGCGGCCGGATCGAGATGCAGGTGCACGATGTCGTGGCACACCGCCTCATCCCTATCGCCGACCTGCGCGACGCGCTCGAGGTCGGCGACAATCTCACCGATGTCTCCGCGCTTCTCGGGGTCACCGAGTTCCTGCTCGGATGGCGATTACAACACCTGGCGAACGAGGAGTTCGCGGTGATACCGGTGCACCTGCTGAACCGCCTTGGCTGGTTGCCCGGGATGCCATCGGAGTACCCCTATCGGTGCCTGTGGCCGACTGCCAGCTCGGGCGAGATGCTTCGCCAGCTGGCACCCGGCCGACACCACCGGTAACCACAGTCTTTCTCAGCCCTCGTTCCGTGAAACCGGCACGGGGGCTTCGTCGTTGGCGCTCGCCGACGGCGTCGAACTCATGCGGCAGGCCCCCGGACACGAACGACTTCGATCCAGCGGGTTCAGAGCCCGCCGCATGCCCGCCCCTGACGCGCCCGTCTCCCGCAGCTCGCTGTGGTCGAAAGGCGTTGTCGCAGCGCAGGGGCGCATCGGTCCCGTTCCGGCGGAGCACTCCGTCGGAGCGGGACCTCCACTCACGTCCCAGAGAGGTACGAACATGTCACTGTGGTCTCCGAAAGGATCGCCCCGCACGATCGATGTACTCGTGGTCGGCGGAACCTGGAATCCTGGCGGCGACGGTGTCACCGGTGCCTTCATCGACGCGCTGAACAAGGCGATGTTCACCCCTCGGATGGTCCCGTATCCCGCCGACTACGGGTCCCATGTGAGCTACGCCGAGAGTGTCGCCGAAGGTAAGCGGGCGCTCCTGGCCGCTATCGACCGGTCGCCGAACCCTGTTGTGCTGGCCGGATATTCGCAGGGCGCGGCGGTCGCCGGTGATCTTGCCGCGGAGATCGGTCGCGGTGAGCACCCGGGTCGTGAGGTGATCGCCTGTGCGTTGATCGCCGATCCGCGCAGACCGGCGGGCAAGTACCTCGGCGACACCGATCCCGGCGGCTATGGCGTTGTCGGCGAGCGCCCCATCGACGGTATCCCCGCCTATTGGGCCGCGGCGCCCGGCGATCCCATCACCGCACTGCCCGCGGGCAACCCCCTGCGGACCATCGCGGATCTGAGCGCGTTCTTCAGCTTCGTCAACGCGAACTCGGCGATCCGCTGGGCACAGCGAATGCTCGACACCGCCACACGAAAACAACTGCAGCGCTGGTGGTCTCCCTCGAACTGGAGCCATTGGACCGGTGCTGTCGCCTATGCCCGCGGCTACCTGTTCGACGGCAGGCATACCAGTGACTACGTCCGCTACGGCTATGCCCGTGCACTGGCCCAGGCACTGAACCGCGATGTTGCCGAAGGGCGCATCTGAGACCCGCGAAAACCTGTGGGAAGGAAACACCTCATGAGAATCAGCAATACCCCAGAACCCGCGCTGGTCCGGTCGGTACTCGTCGCTGTCACGGGCGTCCTCGCTTACCTTCTCGGTCGCGAGATCGACGCCGCGTGGATCGAAACACTGCTCACCCTCTACGGTTTGGCGACCCCGCTCATCGCGGGCGCCCTCATCAGGCCCGCCGTTGCCCCGGTCACCGGATCGGCGGGTGAACCCGATGGCATCGTGGACAAGCCCTGAATTCGTGCAGGCGACCGGCATGGCTCTCGCCACGGTCATCGGCGCGGTGACCGCGTGGCAGGCCCGCGAAGTAGCCAAGTTGCGTGAGCGGGTGGTCGCCCTCGAGGAACAGGCCGCCGACGATCACCTCCGATTCCGTGACGCGATCCGGCTGATCCGCGCACTCCAGCGCCACATCGACGAACTGCTCGGCTTCCTGCGCCTGCATGTCCCGGGCATGGAGCCCCCGGTGGCGGATTACAAGATCCCCGCCACCCTCCAAGAAGAAATCTGACGGCGACCCCGCCGTCCTCGAACTGCATGCGGTCGGCCCCCGGAGAACACTCGATACGGTGCGGGATTCGAGCCCGCCGCATGCCGCGCTCCTGACGCGCCCGTCTCCCGCAGGTGGTCTGCGGTCGTAGACGACGCCGCTGCGTCAGGAGTGACGGTCCCGCCCTCGGCGCTTCCCCTCGTCCGCGAGGGCGGGACCCCGAAACCTCACTCACACAAGGAGACTCCCATGGGTTGGACAGGAGACCCGGTATGGCTGGCCGACGTGCTGCGTGCTGCCGGGCTAGACGTCATCGAACACGAGGGCTGGCGCGACCGAGGCCACGGCGACTTCCGTGACATCCGCGGCGTGCTCTGCCACCACACCGCGGGCGGCGGCAAGAACGACTGGCGCATCGTCCAGGACGGCCGCGCCGACCTCCCCGGCCCGCTGGCCCAGTTGGTTCTCGAACGCGACGGCACCTTCCGCGTGATCGCCGCCGGCGTTTGCTGGCACGCGGGCCGCGGCTCCTGGCCCGGCTGGCCCACCGACAACGCCAACTACCACGTGATCGGCATCGAAGCCGTCTCCCGCGGCGACGGAACCGACTGGACCCCAGGCCAACTCGACGCCTACAAACGCGGCTGCGCGGCCATCCTGGCCCGCCTCGGCCGCGACGCCGAGGACTGCGTGGCCCACCGCGAGTACTCCCACGAAGGAAAAATCGACCCCGCCGGCATCGACATGGACGAGTTCCGTGGCGAAGTACAGGCATTCATCGACGGAGAGGACGCTCCGATGAGCGCATCCGAAGTAACCCAGATCCAGGATTTCATCACCGCGTTCTGCGGCCCGATCGGCACCGACGTCAAAGACATCCGTGAACAGCTGTGCGGTAGCCAGCAGCGCGACGCCGGCATGTTCGCGGGCTGGGACCAGCTCGACGGCATGACCGTGGTCGACGCCATGGCCGACATCCTGGACCGCCTGAAGGCCCTCGAATCCCCACTCGAATGAACGGTCGACAATGTCTTTCGCAGATGTACGAGATGATGCGCAATTCGTGCGCTTCGCCGACGGAGAACTGGAAGGTCGGCGCCCCAGCTATGACGACGGCGCGCTGTCGGTTTCAAGTCCTGGCCGTCTAGCCCCGTTCCTTCAATGGTCGACGATGGCCAGCGGCGCTGGACAAGCGCTGGGTAAGGCGATGTTCAAGACGAAGGCCTACGCATCGGGCGGCGAGGTCGAAGAAGAGCACGGACCGACCGATGCAGGCGGCTTCCTCTCGACAGCCCCGGTCGGCTCACTGTTCCCCTTCCTCCAATGGAACAACTGGTACAACATTTACAAAGGCACGCGCAACGAAATCGAGGCAGCCGGTGGTGAGGCTGCGGTCTCGGTGCTGGCAGGAGCCGTAACCGGACCTGTGGGCGCCGCCGTCACCGGTGCTGCCACCGCGTTGAACAGCACAGTTACCACGGTCGTGCAGACCTTGTCGTCGGCATCGAACAACCTGCGGCAGACCGCTCCGAGGGCGGTTCAGCCTCAGCTACGTTCTCTCGAACAGCGTGTGGGCCCGGAGATCGACCGGAGCACGACTATCAACGTGATCAATCCCCAATTTTCCGCGCCGAAGCTCACTAATGACCCACTGCGCGACCGACTTTCAACCTATCTGAGCCACGTGCGCTGACATGCCTGTGCTCGAAGAGTGAAGGGGGGTGATGAAAAGTGCTCAACACCGTTGTCGACGTCCTCGAACTGCTCAGCGTGGTGCTTCCACTGCTGCTGCCACTGCTCGGACTGTAGTTCTATCCGTGAACCGAATATTTTGGAGAATCTCGTGCCAAGTTCCGATGATCCCAGTGGTCTCGCCGAACAGATCATTACCGAACTTCAGGCCTTGGTCAGTCGGCTGGCGACCTTGAGGGCAGATATCAACGTGCTGGCCAACCTGGCTCAGGGGGTTGCGATGACGGTTGCCGACGCGATCCCGGCGCCGGAAGCCCCCGCAGGGACCCTCGAGGCTGAGGTGGCAGTCGGCCCGGCGCCGGAAGCGGCGTAATGACCTACCCCACGCCGGGGGCGTTCCCCGATTTCGAGCAGTTCATGGTCGACCTGTTCACTCCGATCGCGACCACTGTCACCACCTTGCCCGCGACGTCGGCGGACCTGCAGTCGACGCTGCCCTTGATCTGGGTGCGTACCACTGGTGGAACGCTGGACATCAACGCGATCACCTACAAGGCCAAAGTCAGCGTCGTAGCCTTCGGCGTCACTCGCACTCAGGCGCAGCAGCTTTCGATGCAGATCCGCACCGCATTGCTGGCCGCTCCGGCCAGCCACGTCAACGGTGTCCTCGTCGACTACACCGAGGAGATCGTGGCCGAGGAACCGAAGTTCCATCCGCCGATCCTGCGACGCAGCCGCGGCCTGGCAGAGGTGCCCGACCTCGACCCGCTCAACCAGATGGTCGAGATCGCCTTCTCTATCGAAGCTCGCCGCCAGTAGAGGTCGACTATGGCCCCTGGCGGGGCTTTCGCCGGTACCGCTCGGTGCCGGCTTCTTTCAATTGTGCCCGCACTCACGGGCGCCCGAATGGAGACACATGCCTGCCACCAACCTCACCGCGCTGAAGAACGCGCAGCGGTCGCTGCTGCTCAAGCCGCTCGACGCGGCTGTTTTCATCGCACCTCACTACACCGCGGCGCCGGCGGCGCTGACCGACGCCACCGGTGTGTTGCAGACCCTTCCGGCTGCCTACCAGCCCGTCGGCCTGATCGACAAGAAGACCGGCGTCGCCTTCGCCCGCGGCATCACCGCGGCTCCGATCGAGTCCTACGGTGAGCTGCAGCCGGTGCGCAATGACGTCACCAGTGACATCACCACCATCGAGTTCCAGCCGCAGCAGACCACCGCGCTGACGCTGAATCTGGCCACCGGCACCGCCCTGACGGCGATCAAGGCCAACGCCACGTCCGGCGAGGTGTTCTTCGCCCAGCCGGCATCCGAGGAGATCACCTACTACTCGGCGATCATCATCGGCAAGGACGGCAACGACGCCAGCCCGATCTACGTCTACAAGGTGCTCCCGAAGGTCGCGGTCAGCAAGTACGGCGGCGAGCAGTGGAACCCGACCGAGGTTCTCGCCCAGAAGCTGACCATGGTCGCGTTCAAGGACGACACCGCCGGCTACGCCATCGCCCACGGCTTCGGCGGTTCGGGCTGGAAGAAGATCCTGGCCCAGACCGGTATCCCCAACGCGGTGTAATCCGCCCCGGCCGTTCTCCGACGGCATCTCGAGCTCCCGAGTCCCTGACTCGGGCGTGGGGCGTGTCATGTGTCTCCGGTCATGGCACGCCCCACACACATTCCTTATCCATTCTTGCCGGAGAAGAAAGCGGGTCCACCGTGTCCGCCATCCCCACCGAGTACCCCGTCACCATGACCGACGGCGTCAACGACTACATCGTTTCCAGCGCATCCGAATACGTGAACGCGGTCTTCAAGCTCGGCCACGCCGAGAAGGCCGAAGTGGCGAAGACCTCGCAGCGCCGCGTTTCGAAGTCCTAGTAGAACAACACAACCCGGAGAACTGACACCATGGCATCCACGCCCGAAGCGGCCGACCAGGACAAGGTCGGCGGTCGATTCTACGAGCTGCAGCAAGAGCTCGCCCCGCGCCGACGTGCGCCTTACCGCCTGACCGACAACATCGCGATCGCGCCGGTGACCCGCAGCCAGGTCCTGGCCCTGCGCCGCACTGCCAGCGATGACGAACAGATGGCCATCGTGCTGGGCGACCAGTACGAAGCTGTCGAGAACCTGTTCGCTGATCGGCCACTCGACGAGTGGTATGCCTTCCAGAAGGACCTCTACGCTCACCTCTTCGGCCAGGGCTCCTCGGAGCTGCCGGGGGGATCGCAGGGCTCGTAGAGTTCTGGGAACGTTTCGGTGCCGCGCTCGACTACGACTTGCTCGAGCGCGGCATCGACGTCCGGGACTGCTTCGGGCCCAACATAATCCGTGACCGAGACTGGCGCACCATCTGGGCGTTGAAAGACAGGCTGCCGCACGGCTCGCAATACCGATCGGCGCTGGCGATGGACCAAGAACTCGCCGAACAGATGCTCGCGGCCGAACAGTCGGAGGCCGACCTCGATCTGTACGAGGAGAAGGTCGAGCCAAGCGGACCCACGCCGGAGGGCTACACCATTGACAGCTACCTGCTGCTATCGATCATCGACGCACTCCAAGGCGTGCAGGCCGCAGTGATCGCCGCCGCCGGAGGCGATCCGCCGCGGGTTACCCCGATGCCCCGCCCGGTCACCGCGGTGGACCTTGTCCGCGACGCCCAACGAGACGAGTCGATGCAAAACCTCATCGACGAGTTCACCGCATCCACCTGGGAGGATGAATGATCTACTCCGCAACACTGCCGGCGCAAGCTGCCGGCGAAGCTGACACCACCACTCTGGCCGGGGTGTACTCCGCGGCCTTTTACAGTGGCGACACCGTGACCGACGTCCAACTCGTTGCACCGCCGGGCTATGTCACGCTCACTGGTCGAGCCACCAACAACGTCACCCTCTCTGTCCGACAGCTTCGCGATGGTGCTGTGCTGCAGGCTTTTGCGAGCCTCACCCTCGCCGAAGGGTTGAGCCTCGCCGCAGAAATTCCGGTGACCGTTCCGCTCACCTCGCAACCTGTGCTGCGTGCCCGCGACGTCCTCGACGTGCAGCTGCATCAGAACGGCACAGGACAAGCGATCGCCAGCGGCCTGCAACTCTCGGTCTTCGTGAGCTGAAATCCCATGAGTCAGAATCTGATATCCCCCCTCGCCGCGGCAGTAAGTCCGCTACAACGAATGCTGGACCAACTGGCAAGGTCGCTGGCCGCACCGTGGGCGGGTCCGCGCAATCAGCCCGGTCCCACGCCGATCACTGATCCAGAAGCCTTCACTCCTTTGGATGAGAACGGGAATCGAATTCCCACACCCGGCACCGTGCCGAACCCCACTCCTTCCGATAATATTCGCGCCACCTGGGATTCTCCGTCGGCGCAATTCACTCCGAAACCGGGCAGCGACGATGTCGAAATGGGCCCCTACCTCAAACCTTGGATCGCGGATTCTATCCGCTACGGGCAGGAAACCGGGGTAGATCCCAGGCTCGTCATGGCTATTGTTCTGGGTGAAGGTGACCACAGGTACGACGGTTGGTCTGGCAAGGTTTGGCCCTCGTTGGTCGACTACGGGAGATGGGCAAGTAGTCCAGTCCGGCCGTGGCTCAGCGATACGAACGGGAACTCACTCGGCCTCACGAACATGAAAGAGGACGCATTCAACAGCCTGAAGAAACAGTATCCGACCGAGTTCGGCAGGCACGAATGGTCCGATTTGATGACTAGCGAGCATTTGGCCATCAAGGCCGCTGCGTACAGGTTGAAGCAGATCAAAGAGTCGCCCACGATGGCAGACGTGCCCCAATCTCTGAAGGAAAAGATAACTCTCAACGAGTATCTTGCCGCAGGGTACAACGCAGGTGACACAAACCTCGAAAACTATCGCAAAGCTGGTGATCTCGGCCCCGAAGGGGCCGCCTATGCACAGCGGGCGAACACTTACTTCTATCAAGCCCAGGATTTGATGGACAAGATGTATATCCGCCGTGCTGACGGCGGTGACGTACGTGGGCCCGGTTCGTCGATCGGCGACAAGATCCCGGCATGGTTGTCCGATGGCGAGTTCGTGATGAACGCGCGTTCGACTGCGGTCAACCGTCCGTTCCTGCAGGCTTTGAACGCCGACCCGTATTTCCTGCACAAGACTCTAGCGGCACGTTCGCAGGGTGCTCAAAGCGGCGGAGGTGTGCAATTTACCCCTTCGGGGCAGCCCACCACCGTCAATATTTCGATGGCCAGCAACGAAGACGTTGTCAGTAGATTGAAAGTGCTTTCGGCGCAGTGGGAACTGATGCACGCTAAGTGATCGGAGTCTCGTCAGCCTGGTCCGCACGGGATCGTGAACTGGTATGCGACGAGTTCGCCTCTGCGCAGGGCTTCGCTCTGCTCGGCAGTTCGGCTCATCCAGTAAGGGGGTACCGGGTCGTGGAGTCGCGAGACGTAAAGACTGCAATCATCGGGGAATTCGCCCCACATAACGGTCTCGACCGCTCCGGGGCCGTCGTGCTGGATCCTCTGCTCGATATCGTCGGGGGGCTCGTAGACCTCTAGCCGCAACCCTGGAGCCGTGATTGCTTGCCTGATATCGGTGGTCGGCGGTCCGAAGTAGATCGCGGAAGCCGCTGGTCCGACGTTGTTCTCGTAGGACTCCTCCGTGCGTGAATACCCCTCTACTTGAATGCTCTCCAGCCGTTCGAGAGCGATATTCTTGGGGGCGCTCGCGACCAGCCAGACAGCGATCCCTGTCAACGCGATTGCTGCAACAACCAGCATCTGCACCCATCGTGGCCAACTCCGTAATCTCCGCAACACTCGGCAAGTATGCGCGAAGTGTTCGATGCGTGCACCTCAGAGCCTCTTGGGTCGCGTCACCAGCGGTAGTGCCTGCCGTACAAGCGATTGCGGCGATGGCGGACGGTCGTGCCCCGGCGGTAAATCGGCGCCGGTGAATAGATCTCTCGAGCAGTACAGACATTGGAAAAATTGAGAATTCGTGTAGCGCAAGGAGAGCTATCTCACTGCCGGCTGCCGAAATGATATGGATTGAGGTGATTTTGTGGGATCGAACGCTGCGATGATCACGGTGACCGGAGTCGATGGTTCGCGATGGACGATCGCTGGTCACGGTAGTGGTCGTGAGGGTGTGGAGTTGGCTACATCGCCGACCGGGTTGTACGACGCGCCCGTGACGACGATCTGGAATCAGTCGGCGTTTCAGGCCGGCTCGTCGTTCGGTGGTTACCGGACGAACAAGCGCGATGTGGTGTTCGCGGTCAATGTTTTTCAGGCCGCGGGTGGTTCGTGGGAGGCGGTGGATTCGGCGTGGCGTAAGGCGTGGGCCTATGACCGTGACACCACGTTGACGATAACGACCGACTTCGGTACGAGGTCGTTGAAGCTGCGGATGTCGGAGCAGCCGGACTTCAAGCCGGACAAGGATCCGCATCTGAAGTCCATGGGCAAGGTCGTCATGACCTGCACCGCGGGTAATCCGTGGTGGGTCGAGTCGGACGTTACCGGCACCTGGACCGCCACGCAGGACACCACCGGTGCGGGCATCAGCCAGTCCGGGACCGTCACCATCGCGAACCCGACCGATCAGCCCATGTGGCTGAAATGGGTGTGTTCGGCACCGGGTAAGTGGACCGTGCCCGACTTCTCCTGGGGCGCGGACGATCGCGATCTCGCCCGGCTGATCACCCTGCCGCAGACCACTGCGGGCAAGGATCTGACGGTCGATACCGACCCGATGGAAGAGATGATCGTCGCCAAGGACGGCTCCCAGATCTGGGCGCTGATGAACGGTGTCAGCTTCTTGTACCCGGTTCCGCCGTATACCCCGGCCACCGAGGTGCCGGTCTCGGTCACCGGTGCTCCTACCGGAGCGTCGGTGCTGGTAGTGCAGCCGCGTAACTGGTCGCGTCCGTGGGGGCTGCAGTGACGACAGCCACCGACTTGCCTGCGATCTACGCGAATGCGCAGGCCGCCAAGACCGTTCGCAAGCGGCAACGCTTTTCGCGACCGCTGATCCGGCTGTGGGATGGCGACTGGAACCTGCGCGGGACGTGCGGGGCGGAGATCAGCGCTGATTTCCGGTGGATTCTCAACCAGGCCGGCACGGGCGTGCTGGTGCTGCCCTACGACTACTACTTGGCGAAATGGGCGGTCGATATCAACGGCCGTGTGAAGAAGAACGTGCACATCACCGTCGACAAAGACGGTGCGCGGTGGGACGGACGGCTCGAGAAGGCCGTCATCAAGACCGACGCCCAGGGCGTCACTACCGTGGAGTTGCTGTTCATGCACTCCTACCAGGACCTCAAGCACATCTACTGCTGGTCCAACCCGTTTCTTCCCGAGCACGTGCAGTTTCCGAGGCAGTTTCTGCTCGCCGGACCCAGCGTGTGGGCTCTCAAGACGGCGTTGCATCTGAATCTGCTTCGCCTGGAGGGCGGTCTGTGGACTCTGCCCGACGATCCGCTGGATCCCAGCGAATGGGGCAGCCTCGATCAGTCGAGGTGGGGCGTGGTAGTGAAACCGACTGCTTTCCACGAGGATACGTCGCTGTGGACGATCTTCGGTTCCCGCTTCCAGAACTTCCATGAAGCGTCCTCGGGCACCCTGGAAACCGCACAGCTGGCTGTTGTGACCCGGCGATGGCTCACCGGTGATCCGGAACCATGGCCTGGCGCCGTCGTCCGTCATGGGTGCTTGGTCGTCGACATCGTCGACAAGTCCGGGTTCTGGACCGGCACCAGCACCGGCGGCGATATGTGGGACGGCCTCGAGCACACCATGCAGGTCTTCGACAATACGTGGCTCGATTACAGCCCCGACGTGCTCCCTGATCAGAATGTGCCGGAGCTGTACAAGAATCCGGGCTGGATGGGCACGCTCCCTTCGAACCCGTGGGTGGTCTATCGGCAGAACGAGAACTCCGGCATCCAGACCTCACAGTTCGTGGTCAACCCGGCCTCGGCGGTGCAGGTTCTCACCGGCGGTCATTCGATGCCGGGCGTGAACGAGGCGATCTCTTCAGCGATCCAGGTCGTCGGCTTTCTCCTCGCCGGGGCGCTCAGCGAAATTCCCCTCGGTGGTTCGATCGCCGGTGGTGCGGTGAACGCCGCTACCGCGGTGGCGAACACCATCGCGACGTCCTTGCTGTCGGACACGCTGCTGGCGTGGCAGCGGCATCGCTCACCCAAGCGTGCGCTGAATGCCGGTTGGTCGCACTACCACGAGCATTTCGAAAACAGCTCCGACCGGGCCTACACCCTCGGATCCCTGCTCACCCTCGGTGAGGGTATGTGGAAGACCCGCCAGCACTTCACCCATAAGTTCATCGTCGCCAACGGCGAGCCGTACCTGATCGGCGATCAAGGCCAGGGGCACTTCTTCCTCGGCGATCGTGTCGGTTCCACAGTCAAGGGGATGCCGGAGGGATCGATCTACGTCGATCAGGTCACCGAACTCGAGCTGGCTTGGTCGAGGACCGCCAGCCCGGCCTGGCAGGTCACTGTGGGTTCGGATCGCGACAGCGATATGCCCTTCGCCAAATCCATGCGCGTGGTCGCCGACATCGTCGATGACATCCATGCGCTCGCCGTCCAGATGTAGATCCGGAGAGAACATGTCCATCCCTTCGCTCGAGCAGTGCAATCCCGACGATCCCCATGAAGCGTTCGTCTGGGCGCTCGTCGGCCTACCCGGGCCACAGAACTCGCCGCTGCTCGTCCATCCCGATGTGCTCCGGCAGTGGTCGAAACACCTGTGGGACCTCGGATTCCGGCACTATGCCGATGAGCAGACCAAGGAATATCATCCACCCGCGCGCGGAGTAACCCATTGGCTCAACGGCGCCGGCCAGTGGGCGGAGAAGGGCGCTGCGCGCCCGCCCGAGACCTCCGCGCCCGACATCACCGAGCTCACGCCAGAAGAGCGAGCTCACCTGGTTGAACAGCTCCGCGAATCCGGTGAACTCAAGCATCTGGTCGATCCTCGCGAACTCGAACTCAACCACGCGAAGATTGGTGCTGCGCGGACTCTCCCGGTTGAGGCGGACCGATGACCAGCCCGGATAAATCAGTACCATCCGGCTCGTATACCGGGGGGTCGATTCGCAACATCCAGAAAGTGACCTGGGAGTCGGCGCGCGCGACGATTCTGTCCAGCGTCATGGGGTCCTTCGCAGGGGTCGAAGCGATCGGCGCGAACATGAACGCGGCGAACAACGAAGCGATCAACGCGGCAAACGAGGCGCAAGCGGGGGCATCGTCGGCGAAGTCCTCGGCGAGTTCGGCGCAAACCACCTCGACCGCCAACGCTTCAGCGATCTCGGACCTGCAGACCAAACAAACCCAGGAGCAGGTCGGTGGTGCGTCGGCGACGGACAACTTCCAGTCTTGGGACGACACCAAATGGTCTGTGGCCAAATGGCTCTCCGGCGCGGGCACGGTCGCCGACATCGTCGTCGCCGAGGACCAAGCCGGAATCTCCAAGAGCGGAAACACCGGCACCGGTGCAGATTTCGCGTTGCGCAAAACTCCCCTGATGACCGACGACCAGTCTGTGTCGATGGTGCTAGGTCGCCCCAACCAGGCCGGCGTCTTCACCGGCAGTGGGCTTCTCATCCGAGCGGCCTCGGACCTGTCGACGTTCGTCATCGTGCAGGTCGGCACGGCGCGAGTTCTGCTCCAGCGCGCCACGTTCAGCGGCGGCGCATTGGTTGTTACGACCTGGGCCGAAAAGACCGGGCTGGCACTCAGCGTCGGCGACACCATCACTGTCACCGCGACCGGCCCTTCCTACGAGGTGATGGTCAACGGCATCGGCAAACTCACCTACCGAGACACCGCGGTCAGTTCACCGGTGGGCGCCAACAACCGGTGGGTCGGCTTCTTCAGCGCATGCAACGCCGCCGATGCCTGGGATGGTTCGAAGGAATTGTCGTTCGGGTTCGATCTGGACTCGTTCGCCGCCGCCGACACGACACCTCCGGCGGTTGTCGGGACGGGTTGGTCGCTGTGTCGTCAGAACACCGCGATCGTGCCCATGACCGTTGGATCACTGAAATATGGAGCTGTTTTCGACACAGCTCGCCAAGCAAGCAATGTCAATATCATCGACCTTCCGTCCGGCGCGGTCCAAATCATCAAGCCCGGCTGGTACGTGATGAGCGTCAGCGCGTTCTGGGCCAGACCTTGCGGAACGACATACAACTACAACGTCTCTCTGTGGACTGCGCCGAGCCCGGACGGACAGTGGAAACTCGCCCGCAACGGTGGGGCGACCGCAGGTAGTGCAGTCCTCCACTCTGCGGGAACGTTCGTCGTGTTCGCTGCAGCCGGAAGCGTTTGGTCTCCAGGCTATTACATCGCCGGAGCCAACGAGATGAAAGGTGACCCCCTGGGTCACGACACCTATTTCGACGGCACACTGTGCTCCTATTCGTGAGCGTGTGATCACCGGAAAACAAGAACCGCGGGTCCTTCTTGCGACTCGCGGAGTCGTGGCCGCGTAGGCCGCGTTCATTCAGAAATTGGACCACGCCACCGGACTGTTCCGGGCGGCGCTCGCTGTGCTGCGCGCGTGATCGAAGCGGTCGAGCACGGCCGTGTCCCGGAACGTACCTCGCCACGCACTCATGGACGAGGTCGAACACAGCAGAGGAAACCTATGACGACAGCACTCGATCCCGGATACCTCGGATACCAGCCGAAGGTCGAACCGCTCAAGCTCACCACCGGTGCCAGCTTCGTACAAACCATCGAGCCCTCCGGTGGCGCCGTATTTCCCGCCGGGACAACAGTGTCCATCGTAATAACTGCTCCGGGCGGGGCACCGCTCGGTACCTGGGCGGCCACTGTCACCACGGCCGCGGCCAAATGGACCGTTCCGGCTATCACCTGTGACGCCATTCCTACGAACTCGCGTTACACGATGTTGGTCACTTATCTGACCTCCCCGGTCACCACCTACGCGTGGTACGTCGGCTCCGTCATCCGCAACTGATTCCTCAGCTGTCGGATAGCGAAATTCTCTCCAGAACAACCACTCTCAAGGAGTCCTTCCATGGCTATTGCAGTTACCTCTACCAAGAACGCGCTGTGCGCCGCCTACGCCAACATCGCCTCCACCGTCTACGTTTCCGTCCACATCGCTGACCCCGGCACCAACGGCTCGAACGAGGCTTCCGGCGGTTCGCCGGCGTATGCGCGGGTCGCGACCACGTGGAGCGCTCCGGCCAACGGCCAGATCTCCGGCAGCCAGGTGACCGTGAACCTGCCCGCGGGCACCTACACCCACGCCGGTCTGTGGAGCGCGCCGACCGGTGGCACCTTCATCGACAAGGTCGCCATCGCCTCCACCACCCTCGGTGCGCAGGGCACGCTGCTCATCACCCCCACCTTCGCCATGAGCTGAATCGGCACTTCGGTGTCGAAAACTACTCAGTCACAATCAAATCGGAGGCCGCTATGACGGCACCTACGCAGGTGCTCACGGCAAGCCTGCCGACGCCGCCGACTGCGGTTATCGCCGTACCCGGGGCGCCGACGATGGTGGCCGACGCGCCGCGGTCACCCAGCTCCATGATCGACGGAACCCGAATCCCAGAGGTTCCGCCGTTCGTCTACGCCACCTTCACCGGCAACGAGGTGAAGTCCGCGATCTTGCGGCCTTTGGCTACCGCAAGAGCTGTAGCGGGAGCGGAGGGAGAACTGCGCGCGGTCGCCTGGCCGTTGTCGCAATGGATCTCGCCCGTGCTCGGTGACAGCGGGACCGCAACCGCACGGGTGTCTGTCGGCGCAGGTGGTCAGGTCGTCGTTTCCGCGGCGTTCGATGCCGGCAGCCGCACGACGACCGGCGGTGCGGTGTTCACTTCCAGAGCAGATCTGTCAGCCGAGGTCGTTCCGAATCTCACGGCCTCTGCCGGATTCGGTACTACCGGCGTCTGCGCGACAACACGAATTGGTCCGATCCCGATGGCCGCCAGCGGCACCGGCACGTTCTCGATGGCGGTAGCACCGCCGTTCAAGCCCTCGGGCATGAGCAAGGGCGGCGACCAGCCACTGGGCGGAAGCTGGTCCGACATCACGGGTTGGTACGCCGATACTGCCGCCTTCCCGGGCTCGACGGTCAATGGCAATGCGCTGATCGCTCAAGGGACCGCGCTCAATATCGTGGTGTCGGCCAGCATCCCGTACGTGATCTACAGCGGCTTCGGTGGTCCTCGCCAGGCTGTGCGACTGCTGATCAACAATGTGGTGGTTGCCACTGGTGCTGAAAAGACCGGGTGGACAGGAACGATGACCGCGACCGCCACTGTGCGAGTCGACTCGGGTGATCGGGTGACCCTTCAGGGTTGGTCCACTCATGGTGCGTCGGTACGCGATGGCACCGCAACCCAGATTCGGATCGTTCGCGCTCCGGCCTAGACGGTCACGAGCAGTTTGCTGACTTGCCCGAGTTCGCCGACCGTATCCAACCCATGTGCCGCGCTCACCCTCCAGGTGGGCGCGGCACGTTTCATTCATCACTTCGCGGTCGATTCAATGATTCGCTGCGCACCAATATTGGCTGGCTATTTGTCTAGCAAACGCTCGGCCAAAGCCACGAATGCCGTATGGCCCTTCATTCCGTAACTGCCGAGCTATCGACATCATCGGAGCCTCCAGGTTTCATACTGATCGGCATTCCCCTGCCCATGGATATTTACCAGTTCTTGGGCGCAATCGAGTTCATCGCACGGTGCGGGTCGATTCGCGACCGTAGATTTTGTTTGGAGGAACCCAGTGGGCTTATGGGATAGCATCAAAAATGCCCCCGGCAAGGTTGTCGATTTGGTGACCGGCGACGACGAGGACGAACGCAAAGACGAGCCACAAAAGCCGGCTACGCCTACTCCAACACCAGTTGCAACGACACCGCCGTCGAGTGCCACACCGAGTCAGTCGGAGTCTTCGGGGGCGGACCTCGCTGGTGGTCTACTCGGTGTATCACCCGTACCCCAGGGTTCGCAGCTGACGACTAATCCCTCCGCTTCCTCCACACCCGACGATTCTAGTGCTGCGGCGCTCCAAGCCATGTACCCGACGGTGGCCGAGAAGGCTGGAACCGGCCAGAGCAGCGGCCCTAATAGACCTAGCGGTGACGCAACTGGTCTGACTCCGGAAGAGATGAAGTTGTTCCCCGGATTGCAGCAGGCACTGCAGAGCCCGGGGGACCAGACCACTCCTGCAGTGCAGGGGCTGCTGCCCAATATCTCGAAGATTCCGGAGTCCGAGCTTGGTCAGACCGTTACTTTTCCAGGCGGCGCAACTGTAAACAACAGTCAAGTCCGGTTGCCGAACGGCCTGACCGGAATCAAGTCAGAGGTGACAATCCCCGGCGTCAGCGAGTCGGTTGAGATTGCTCCCGAATTGAGCTACTCGTCCGAGCAGTTGGCGGGTCTGTTCAGCACCGATGACTTTTACACAGCCGAGCAGCGCGCCAATGATCTCGCGCTGCTCAACGGCCCGCGGACGATGGGCCCGCACCGCCCTGGCACCGTAGCGGCGGACGCAGCCGCAAGGGCCGCGGCGACGGACCGGCTGAATGCCCATTGGAACCAGAAGGCGCTGCAGGGCGGTGCGGACGGGACGACAGTAGTGCCCGGGCTAGGTTACAGCCCAACACAATTGGCGAACGATCTGAGCCTGGCCGGCACCACAGGCAATCTCGACGAAGCCAGCGAGCAACTTCGCCAGGAGGCGAGGGATCGACTCAACGCCCACGCATACACGCGGCAGAGCCAGGACGAGGATCAGCTATCCGCGCATAACCAGTACCTACCCTTCGACGATCCGCGTCGCATTGCTGAGGTGCAGCGGTACATCGATTCGGGCCTGACTCCAGGCCAAGCGCAGAACGCGGTTTGGCGCAACGCCGTGGAAGCCCGAAACCGGCTGAATCAGGTCGGGATTCCGCTACTTGATCGTGTGCAAGTCGAACAACTCGACAGCACCCCTCGGCTCTACTCCACTGATCCCCGTCGCCCGTTTACACCGGATAACTCCCCATATGAGGGGAAGCCGCATGATTTCACCGAGGTGGATTTTCGGAACCTAGTCGGTGATCTCACAGGCTTGAACGATCTCAGTGAGGGCCTGGAAGACGGCGACTACGGGCAAGCCGCAATCGGTGGCCTTTGGACCGTCTTGACCTTCACTCCTGGCGCGTTCATCAAACCCGGCATGGCTGGGCTGCGTAGCCTCGGTCGGTGGGCGGATGGAGCGCCGCCGACGGTCGGCCCTGGGAGCGCTGGGCTGGGCTACGGCATTCGTGCTGGATATGGCGCGAAAGAGGCTGGTGAGGGTGCCTCGGTGCTATATCAGCCGTGGGATGCCCGACCTGGAGTATCGCCATATGTGCCTGAAGGTGGCGCGTCTGGCGTCCCGAGGCAATTACCGGGTCAGGCGCTCATCCCGGACAACCCGTCGGGAGCATACCTGCCACGCGAGCGCCCGCTCGGCGACTCAGGTGAGTTGCCCTGGAACACGGGGCCAGCCACACCGAGTCCGGCCGTACAAGGGCTTGGTTCTCGCCTGCCCAGGTCTTTTGATCCCGACCCGGCTGGGCTCGGAGGACCGACCCTCTACGACCCGCGATTCTCACCAATCAACCCGAGTATCCGCCCCCGCGACATCATCCCTCGCCGTGGTCCCGGAGAACACGGAGCTGGCACCCCGTCTAACACTCGATTGGGTTCCGATCCGCAGCACTCAGGATCTAATGCACCCGAACCGGCGGCGAATTCTCACCCATCTCCACAAGCGGCATCCCGTGAGAAGTATGAACAAATATGGAGGCCGGTTGCAGAAGAGAAGTTGCGTAGCGCTGGAATCGATCCAGGGGAGGTATTCGGAGACCTCCCTGTATTTGATCATGGCCGTGTGAGGCTTGCAAAATCGCTCGCTACAAACCCTTTCGGGACGAAGGCGATCGAAGCTGGAATGGAGCCGCGCGCTCTAAGATTCGCACTAGAGCAGGAAGGGCGTGGAAACCCTTACAATTTTACAAACGCATACGAATATTACAAGGCGCGATTTGATGATGCGGTACTCGAGGTTGAGCCCGGAATTCCTAAGAGGCAGAAGCCGCTAGTCGCAGCGCAAACTTTCAATGATACGGCAATAGCTAAAGATTTGGCCCGTGATCTTGAATTGATATCTACCAGTAATCGCGGGGCAGTGGCTATCGACCCGCTATTAGACGGGCGTGGCATAGATGGGGCATTGCGGTCGGCGGAAAATCTTGGATTCGGAAACCCCTACTCTGCGGCATATCATCCCTACAAACATAAGCGCGAGATCCCAGACCTCGACGAGTCGAGTCCAACCCTCGTGTTGGACTATCAAAATAGCGCTGCGAAGACGGTGCGCGAAGGCCGTCTAGTTGAAGTAAGGCCCCTCGAGGGCGGGACCATGCAATATGTCTATCACCGGGATATCAATGACCTCACCGGGAAAGCTACCACCGTTGAAGTGTTGGTCAATGTGAAGTCGAATGGCACGGCAGTGCTCGCCAGCTATGCAAAACGGAAAGTAGATCCTCCGGCAGGGGGTTTCTGGGAGTGGCCGGAATCCGGTCCTCCTTCCAAATTTGATACCGGACTGGAAAAATCGTCTGATTACAAGACGCACAATGCATCGTCATCGTTTCTTGGTGCGACATCCATCGCTGGCGTGTCCAGCCTGATATCAGGGTCTGACCTACGGGCTCTCGATGGTGCGCACTACCCGGATTGGAGTTCGGGCATGGTGAATATGCTGCGGCAAGGATTGAAACGTTCATCGCATGCGCAGAACGTGGCAGTCTTTCGAGCTGCCGCTCACCTGGGTGCGGCAGGAATAAGTCGAGTTGATCGATCGTTGATGGTGAATATTGTGCCTGCACAATCGGCTGCGAACGTCTCGGTGAAGAGAGAGGAAGCGGCTGTCGTCGGGCTCGGTGCGCATATAGGATAGTCATATCCGACGCAGGTCGTAGCTGACGTATGATGCTCCCAGGATGCAATGTAACGTCAAGAATAGGTGAGTGTTGCTGATGTTTAATGTTTTTCTATCCCCGCAGCAAGGTCTGTCGAGCGTTATCTCGAAACTGGAAGAATCAGACCGAGTTGCAGATCAGCGGCCGACTCGGGACGCATATTTTTCTCGTGCAATGGAGGATCTTGTTAGTGCGCACCTCCAGTTCGGCAATGATGAATTACTTACAGGTGATGAAACTGCAGGGCTGCGGTCTAGCGTGTCCGCTTTGATCACCACGAATCCTGGTGCCATGTTCGCGTTCGTCTACACTTCGCTCAACTTGTCAATCCGCGCTGAGGTTGACGGCTGGTTCGGTCCGTGTGTAAATCGATCGGCCCTCGAGTTTCTGTCCGACCATTACTCCGGGTCTGTAGATGAGGATGACATGGAGTATGTGGAAGAAATAGACGACTGGCTCCGCGAACGTGCACCTAGGGTTGAGCCACTGTCTTCCAGTTGTCTGCCAAACTTGATTCCTGCTGGTCATTGGTGGTGGTTGTTGCCGCACGGGCCTCATCTAAGGGATGTCCCGTAAGTCGTTGAGTGGCAACAGGTACCGTGTCGCCGGTGGTGATCTCGGCGTCTGACCCTGCGATGGTGGAGTTGTTCTCCGGGCTGTGGCCAGCCACGTTCGCTCGCCTGATTACCCATCTACAGCGCGAGGGCGCTGACCGACCGTTACTAGGTCGACCGGCCCGCGCTGGGACCGTCATGATGTTAGGTGAATTTTCGATAGGAGAACATGATGGGTTCGGCTGGGTCGGATCGGTTGATGAAATCGACTATCGCCAAGATGGCTGAAGCCCTGGCTGTGGAGGGTTTCACGCAGTGCGAGGCGTTGGACAGACACGGAGAAGCTCAGCCGGGGAAGCGATATCCGCGGTGGCGGCATGCGTGGTTCGCTGCAGATATCGATGGTTTGCCAGGTGTGCGCCAAGCCGTCATGGCTGACCTGATGATCGATAGGGGCGGGTGTGTCAGTGTCTTCGGGTGGGCGTATGTAATGTCGGACGTGGTCGGGCAGGTCCGTGCCGAATTGCCTGTTGATGCGTTGGAAAGCGCCGCCGGAAGTCTTGAGCCATCCCGCATTGATTTTGTGTCGTTCGGAGATTTTCGTTATCCGCAGAATGTTTCGAGGGCGAAGAGTTGGGTCGCGGTGGAAGCCGATATCGACAACAGTGTTGTTGAATTCATGGATTATGTCCGTGGTGAAGTTCGGGACTGGTTTGGGCGGAGGTCGACGATCAATGACCTGCTGACCCGTGCTCGAGAGCCCGCATTGGGCGCTATCGATCAATTGAACCCTGCACCTGAGTGTCTCCGCGATGTGGTCATTTTGGCTTTGTCGGCGGGTTGTGTTCAGGAGGCGGTGTCGTTGATGGATTGGTATCGTGGCCGTGACCAGTTTCATGATTGGGATTCGGCGGAGCGGGTTGCGGCGTTCGATGCCGCGATAGGTGTTCGTTTCCCGGAATATGCCGCTGCTCGGTCGGCCTGAGTATTTCAATCAACCTGTTGAAGAACGGGCGCTGAACAATTGGAGTAAGTGGAATGACGGTATGTGAAGTCGGGCGGATCGATCAGGTCGCTGTCGGGGCGGATGGTCGACTGATATTGGCGATGACCGAGGATCGTGATTATGGTCTGGGTGCGGATGCGGAGCTGATCGAGGATTTCCGGCGGAAGCTGAACGCGTATCTCGGGGCTGTGCGGTCGGGTGAGGTGCGCCGGATGGCGAGGAAGGCGGGGGTGGCGGGGGAAAACGGGGTCGACATTGTATTGTTCAGTGTGAGTGAACCGCCGCAATTGATTCGGGAAATGCTGGACACGGTCAATTCGAAACTCAGTAAAGAGGGTGTTTCTGCTCGATACGAGCTGCTTTGA